CAACAACAAGAGCGGGAGATAGCCATGGAAGTTAAAAGGAGACAGGCTTATGGTAGTACAGATTTAACTCTTGATAGAGAAAGGCTAGAGATGCAAAGGACAGATGATTTACAAAGAATAAAAGCATATCTTCCTTATATGCAACAACTTAAAAACCAGGAGCTTGTAAGGGCACAAGCGCTAAACGCCTCTAATACCGGCAACTCTTTAGCCCTTGGTCGGCAAGCAGGATCATATGCTCTGGCTCAAAATTCTCACACTATTGCAGGCAGGATTTTTGAACAAGCACTGATAAGCAACCCCTACGCAAATGCAGGCATGGCCCAACCTACCCTTAGCTACAACATAGGTTAATTATGGCGTTAAATTATGCAGATATGGATCGTTACTCCGGTGACCGTGGTAACGCATTCCAAGGGATGTTAAACTCAGGTTCTTCCATGGGTTCTTTTCTTGAAAAAATTAACGCCTTCAGAGAAGGTACCAAAGGCATGGATCCAGATAGTCAGAGATTAGCAATGTTTGCGATGCCTGGACTTTTTGGTGCAGAAACAATCCCATATGAAGGCACTGGGGGCATGAAACAACAGCGCATAGACACAAAAAACCTACTCAAAGAAATGGCACTAGAAAAAGCAGAAATGAATAAAAAAGCAAATGCAGAAGCATCATTAATAAAATCTATTGGAGACATTGGCGGAAATCTTTCTAGGGCAATTGGTGGCCCCTCTTGGGAGACACTTGAAAGAAATCGGGAAAGTGGCCTTGCGGCCATTAACAATATACGTCCTTCCACAATTCAGCCTTTGTCAACAGCACAATTTCAACCTCGATCTTATTATTCGTAAAGAGGGTTTAAACTAGAATGAAGGAGAGGAAGTAAAAAATGTTTATTGATCCCCTTATTGGATCAGCTGCCATACAAACCATTGGCGGCTTAGCTGGTGGCCTGCTTGGCCAAGGCTCTAAGAATGCACAAATAAAAGGCGACTGGGAACTACAAAACTATGTTGCGCAGCAAAATGCTGCCAACAATATAATGGGCCTAAAGTCCTCCCTTGGGCAAGGCTTGAGTAACAACCTATTCTCTAACGTACTTGGACCAGACCTAGACCAAGCACGGCAATTTACAGCGCAAAAACAAAAATTTGATTTCTTGGCACCCAAAGAAAATGCAATGAACAGGGAGAATGCTCGCTGGTCAATTGGTGCTAGTCTGGATCCCAGCGCAAGAGAAGCAGGGTTTCAAGCATTGTTAAATGAAAATCGTAAAACAGGGTTTGATAAACTAGTAGCAACAGACGCAATGTTTGGTCCAACCGGTTTTAGCAGCCGATTCACTAAAAACGCATAGGAGAAAAATTATGGGTGGCGGCGGTCCTACTTACAATGCTCCTGCTGTTCAAAAGGATGACACTTTTGAAAAGTATCTTGCTTATCAACAGAAAAAAGAAGGCCTTGCAGAAGAGCGTGCTGCAACTGAAAGAGCAGAAACCAAAGCAGAAGCTGCTGCACGTAAAGCTGCTGGTGCCGCTGGTTACTCCGGCCTAAGGCAAGGTGTTGAATCACAAATGCGTCAGGGGCTTCTTGGTTACGAGACAGCTACTCAGCAGTTACGTGACTACGCATCTAAATATGACCTCACACCGCCGGAAACGGATGTTGCGTCATTAACTGATGTCTACACCAAAGAGCTGCTCCCTGGCCGTAGGAAGACCGGTATTAAGGCCGCCTACGAAGAAACCCTTGGTCGTCAAGCAACAGAAGAAGAACTTGGTAAAGCAACTGAACGTTTTAACCAAGGGTTCTACAGCACCAACCAAGACCTTGTTAGCTCACTTACCAAGGGTTCTGAGTACCAAGACAAGTTTAATAGTAGCTACCTAGATAACTACTATGACACAATGTTCGGTAAGCAGACTACCGACGCAGCAGGCAAGAAGACCGGAAAGCGTGCATTCACTTTTGACAAGAGCCTTCTTCCCAGCTATGGCGGAGACCTGGCAAGTAAAACCAAAATCACTACCCCTGATTTTGGTAGCGCTTTTGTTGGTACCCCAGCCGAAATTGAAGACCAACAACAGAATGTTAAAGATACCAGGCAGTATCTGTACAGTGCTGGCTTGACAAACCTCCAAGGGGAGATTGATTCCAATACTCAAAAGATTAAAAACGAAGGCTTGAAAGAACAACAAAAGATTCAATCATTTGGTAATGTTGCTTCAAATCTGGTCTCTGGTTTCTGGAGCTAATATACCTTTGCTATAATTTGTATAGTGAAAATTTTTAAAGATGACCTCTTCTGGAAACGCACTTACCAACACTGGTACTGATACTGCTTCTGACTTTGACATCAACCGTTTTGAAGAGCTGCTTAATCGCCTAGAAGCATCAAAGGGGCGTCAACAACGTCAGAAGTCTGTTGAAGGCCGTCGGGATATTTTCTCCCAGGGCCTTGCTAGCATGATGGGTAACTTCTAATTTTTTCTTGAGAGTTAATTACCATGACCAGTAGCGTGCCCGCAGGCCAGTCAAATGTTGATGACTGGTTTGATTTAGACAAGTACAAGCAAGCTGCTGGTGTAGCATACGAATTCTCCAAGAAGAAGGCGGAAGATGTTGGATCCCAAGAACGAGAAACTATCGGCAAGGGCGCCCAAGAGCAGCGTACGTCAGCGGAGCAAGGACAGCAGTTTAAGCAAGCCGACGAGTCACGTGACTACGGACAGGCCCAGCGAGCTTATCGATATTGAGGTATTTGATTACTGGGTAGACAATTTAGATTGCTCTGTCCAGGAGTCATTTATTGCTTTTGCTTCTGATAATTATTCATTAATTGAAGTCTTCCTCTACGCTCGTTTCCTTGGTTACAACGGAAGCATTGTTGCGTGTGAAGCTTGGGTAAAAAATAAATACAAGAAGCCGGATCATCGTAAGACTCTTCTGTACGAAATTGAAGAGATGCAAGAAGACATCCGCAAGTTGCGGGAGTCTATGGAGATGCCGGGAGAAGGTAATGTCAAACGAGATCACGGTGTTGCCCGCATCGCTGGTATGCAACGTGAACTACGTGGCACCATTGCACAAGTAGAAGAGTTTACTTCGGTCAAAGATCGTAAGGGCCTATTGATGGCTGGTGCCGACCGAGCAATGCGCGAAGTTGCATTTATCTTTAAAGACGACCCAATTGAAACCCCACTGGAAGAAGCAATTATGAGTGTGTGGGCCAGAATGCAACTGGAAGAATAAATAACAGTATACTTAAACAAGAGCTATCTTCTAACCATGGCCGTAGAGAAAAAGTTTGTTCCTGGCAAGGGCCTTGTTCCAGTGGGCAAGGAAGAAATGGGTAAGAAGGGCGCACCAGTACCTCCTAAGAAAGGAGCAGTTCCTCCCAAGAAAGGAGCACCTGTGCCTCCCGCCAAAGGTAAAGGTAAGCCTGTACCTCCCAAGAAGAAGTGAAGATGGGCGCAGGTAAACAAATTGCATTGGCAGGTGGGAAGAGCCCAGAAGCCGCTCCAGGCAGCCTACCGCCTGCTGGAGGAGGCGTAGGATCAGCATATGGTAACTACGCCCGTGAGCAGCAACGTCGTGGCGCTCAGCCACCAAAGCAACCAGGCTTCTCTGGTGGAAACATTCGCTTTAGTCGTCCAGGAGAATAATCATGGCTAAAGGTAAAATGCCTCCTCAGTTTCTTGAGTACCTCAAGAAGAAAGAAGCTAAGAAGGAGGATGGTACTGAGATGAACGATAAGGAAAAACGTAAGGCAGCTCTAGACAAAGCCAGGAAATATCAAGAGCAGAAACGTAAAGCTAAAAAATAAGCTAGTATTTAAGCATAGTTTGATTACCTGATGTGCCCGCTTATACCTACCTGGCACATCGTCGTAATGCTCGTGCTGCAACAAAAAACTTTAAACTTAAAGAAAACAAAAACCAAGACAAGCTAGATCTTGCAAAGGAAGATTTTGGTTATTTTTGTGAGTACGTAGCAGATAAGCCACCGGCAGAGCACCACAAAGAATGGCATAGGCAATTTATAACCAACCAAGATAGCTCTTGTTTGATAAAAATTGCTGGCCCAAACATTGACCTACTCGCGCCTCGCGGCTCAGCAAAAAGCACAGTTTTGGGTTTGCTTACCGCTTGGGCAATTGGAATTCATACTACTGCCAAACTTCCGCTCCAAATTCTTTACTTGTCTTACACGGTAGACATTGCTCGTTCCAAGTCTGCAACTATTAAGCGCATCATTGAAAGTAAAAGGTATCAAGAAGTTTTCCCTAGGGTACGTCTCCTAAAGAACGTAACCAGTAATGAATACTGGTCTATTGACCATAAATTTGCAGGTATTGAAGTAATTGGTGATGAACAATTTACTCTTTGTGCTGCAGGCTTGAAAGGTTCGGTGACCTCCAAGCGTTCACACCTGGTCATGATTGATGACGCCATCAAGTCAGCCGCAGATATCTCAAATCCTGACATCAGAAAAATGATGCAGGATAACTGGAACGCAGTGATTTCACCAACCATGTTTGAAGGTGCTAGGGCAATCTGCCTTGGTACCAGGTTTAGGCATGACGATATTCACTCGACAACATTCAATGAACAAAACAACTGGATGCAAATTGTTTTATCAGCTATTCAAAATGATGTTAAAACAGGAGAAGAAAAGTCATACTGGCCGGAGATGTGGCCCTTGGAATACCTAAAGGAAAAGAAAAGGCAAGCGCCTATCGCATTCTCTTTCCAGTACATGAATCAAGTCATACGACAAAATGAATTGTCCTTGGCACCAGAGTTAATTGTTAAGGCAGAAATCTCAACAGAATTTGACGCCCTTGGTATTGGTGTTGATCTTTCTGCTGGGATCAAAGAGAAAAACGATTACACCGTAATGATTCTTGGAGGACGTATTGGAGACCGTATACACATCATTGATTACCGACGCATCAGAGTCATGGGGAACCTAGAAAAACTAGATGCCATGAAGGAGCTTTTAAACGATTGGTCTATTCTTGGTTGTGATGAAAACGGTGCGTACTTCCCAACATACTCAACGTGTGATATTTGGTCAGAAGCCGTGCAGTATCAGGCTTCCTTGGAGGCCGACTTCAAACGTGTTTGCTTGAATAATGAAGGACTCTACAATTTGATTTGGCACCCAGTGAAAGGGTTCCGTGCAGATAAGCTTGCACGATTTCGTGGCATCATTGGCATGTTTGAAGACCGTAAGATCATCTTCAACCGTTTCAGGAACTTCAGTAATCTCTTCGAGGAACTCACTAATTTCGGTGTTAGTAGTCATGACGATTGTGTCGACGCCTTAGTCTGGTTGGTAACAGGATTAGCTAGGAAAGGAAACCTTCATCTCGATTACTGAAGTCTAGAATAGAGAAAATGTTTTAGTCATGGGTCCAGAATATTTAGCGTTATTTGTAACGTTGGTTATATCAGGCGTCTCCGGGGGGAGCTGGACTGCCAATAAAATTTTAAATCGTTTTTCAGTACGAGCAAAGCAAATTGACAACGCATTGGCAAACCAAGAAAGAGAGTTGGATAAGCTAGAAGAAAAGGTGAACCGCATGCCCTTGGACTACGTTTTGAAGGTAGACTTCCTAAGGGAAATTACAGAAATGCACGACAATTTTAAACAGATCAACATGAAGCTTGATAAACTTGTGGAAAAGCTATTAACAAAATGAGCTACATCTTGGAAATACAAGAAGACGAAAACGGGGAATCGTTCATCACTTTTCCGGACGACATCATAGAAACCCTTGGTTGGCAAGAAGGTGATGTTCTGGAATGGAAGCTCAAAGGAAATGGTGTTCTTCTAACCAAGCTCAACGACAGTGCTGGCTATGAGGTTATAGAAGAGTAAAATAAAACAATATAAGAAGCGTTAAAATGGCTGGGTTTTACGGAGGATACATGGGTAATGCAGGTGCAATGGCAGATACCAACACCCTTGCTGCTAGTCCAAGTTTTGAAATACCTGGGGCAGGAGCCACTGGTGGACTATCTGGAAGATCAATTGATCAACTTCGTCGATTACAACAAAGTATTCCAGGTGGCAACATCCAAATTCAAGAAGAACTTATGCGCAGGGGGCTTACTCCTGGTGGCGGACCTCAACTTCCTCTTGCTATGAATCCTACCGGCGGTACGCAGATGGGTAACGCAGGATTTTTTGCTGGTCCTCAATACGGACAACAGATGCCCGCCGGTTTTCAAAATAAAATGGTCTCCTGATAATTAATGAAGAAAAAACAACTAGTCAAAGAAGCGTTAAAACATCCTGAATTGTTTACTCAGGGTGAATTGCTTTACTTTGACCGCTGGTTGTGGCACAAGAAACAATCAAAAGCTGCTAAGATCAATAAAGATAAAGGGGACAATAGTTAATGGCGGTCGATGCTAAGACACGATTAAGGGAAATTATTGACTCATATCTTGAAAAAGATGGGGGGTCTGCAATTGATACTGGCATCGTGGCATCGCACCTGGCACAGATGCGGTTATTTGGTATCCGCCAAGGTGTTGAATTTTTCCCAGGGCAAGATAACTTTGGAAACCAGCGCAAAGATTTTGTTGATCGTGTAGTTAAATATAACCAACTTGATGTTCGCCTCGATTCAATCTGGGATTACTTCTTGGCTGATGGCCAAGGTCTTTTTTATATTCGACCGACAGAAGCAAACTATCGGTTGTACTTCTTCCGTAAACATGAGTATCGCACATATTACAACGTAGACGGAGAACTGGATGAAGTTGTAATCATCTATAGCTATAAGGTGCGTCGTGGTTTTGGCTTTGATCAAGATATCCAAACAGGGAGCCTAACAGGTCCTGCCTCCATGGGGCAAGGTGCTAAGCGTTACATCAGGCTTTCAATCAAACATAAGACAATTGAAGAGACTCACTCAGAAGGTGAGATTTCATTTGAACAACCCAACTACGCTGTATCCGGTAAAACAAAAACGTTTAAAAATACGCTTGGTTTTATTCCTTGCGTAGAAATTCTTAATAATCCCAAGGGATTTTCTAACGAAGGCGTTGGTGAATTTGATGCGTTTGCTAATCACATTTGTACGCATGATGAAATGGTTCGCACCATGCGTAAGAATATTCAATTCTTTGGTAATCCAACTCTTCTCTCCTCCAGGCCAAAAACTGATCTCATGGAATCCGGTGGTGATTCCGTTGTACAGCGTCCATCTATTGCAGCAAACTCTGGGTTCAATAGTCCCAATGGCTTGAGTCGTTCTACATTTAAATCAGATCCTGTTAGCCGTGGTGTAGATGGC